CGATCACGTTCTTCTCTGAGTAGACGCATTGGTTCAGCAGCAATGAGTTCGTCACGTTTTGCTTCGATCTCTTCCCATGTTGCTCCCCAGTTTGCTTCGTCATTTGTTTCGATTGCAGATCCATTTGCATCTGTACCGATTACTCGTGCAAACATATGACGAAATGATGATTTATCAGTTGGTTCACCACGCAGTACCCACTCCGTAATCCCCAACTCTGTTAGTGCTGTTGCGATTGTTGTCATTTTATTTTCCTTGTTTTATCCTGCGATTTCCATTAGTGTAATAGAGCATTCTTTTCCGTTAAATGTTCCTGCGGCGCCGGCCATATCAATACTAACTCCATACGTAATTGAATTAGTAGTATTTGGTGCATCTAAATAAGAGTTTGTACCATTTAATCTCACATATGTTGTATCTTGATACCCAGCGGCATTTTGATTTCTCGTTAAAAATACAGCTGATCCACCACTGATAGTTCTACCCATATTTGCATAGTAATAAGCATTTGCACTAGTTATTCTCTCAAAATTAGTTGTGGCGGTAAACAAAATTTTACTATTTGAGAATTGTGGAGTAATTGATAACGATATAATATCTGTAACATCACCACTAAAAGATACTGCACCATCAGCAATATTAGTTTGCTTAACCTGTAACACAGCGCCAGTAGGCATACTAGTTGAAGTAATATTTACCCCTAAGTCAGCCGCTGTTGGTGTAGCACCAGCAGCAGTCTGTATCTGATCGACTTTAATTATACTGGTCATTGTGCGATCTCCTGTGCAATTAGGTATTGTGTCATTGAACTAAACGGGGGGAACTCAATAGTATTGCTACCAGAACTCCTGACGTACAAACTGTAGACAACGGAGGATGTAGTTCCGTGCGCGGTGTCCACAGCACACGCGCCAAGAGGGTATCTTCTAGTGTTTTGAGCCGCGCCAAGTCCTTCTGTGCTACTATAAAGGTTTATAGCTGATCCGCCATTTATTGATCTATATATCGTCCAAGGAGCTTGGCGATCATCTGTTGTGTCAATCATGGAATTTACAAACAATATAATCTTACTTGTGCTGGATTTAGGTGTGATTGTTACAGACAGCCCATTTGGAACAAAAGCACTTGAAGAAGTAACAAAACTTCCAACCTTAGTATTTTCCGCAACCTGTATAACATGCCCAGGAATATGCACACCATTACCGCTTGTCTTTTCGACGAGATTATCAACATATAAGGTACTGGTCATTGTGCGATCTCCTGTAAGATAAAGGATACTGGAGTCCAATCATTAGCGAATCTGACAGTACCTCCTCCTTGGCTTCCGTGATATAATTCATAAGTTACTGATGATGTAGTATTAGGTGAATCATATTCAATTAATGAAGCTGGCATATGAGCATTACTAGTACCACCATTTGCCGTATATGCTAGTTGGCCTTCCCCAGATGTAATGTTTGTTGTTCCACGATATATTCTTACTTTATGTCCGTCATTAGCTGTTGTGCAATTAGAATTCCATATAGCATGAATATAAATTTTACTATTACTAAATTTTGGAGTGATAACAGCAGTATATCCTGATGCGGTAAATGATGTAGAAGTGATTGCTGAATATGATAAAGCGCTTTGTGAATGCACTGTCTGAATAACATGCCCAGGTGCATGAAGTGTCTGACCACTAGGTATTAATACTGTATCAGCATTAGCTCCACTTGTAGGACCTCGTAATGTTTGAACTGTTAATTCACTTGCCATATTCCTACCTTAAACTATAGTTAATGTACCATTGACCGTTATATCACCTGTAGCGGTAAATGGACCAATAATCATTGCGTTGTCTGTTGATGCAATAGTAAAGTCATCTGCACTACTATTTGCATTTTGATATACCTTTGCAGTCACGGCAGTTGTAGCACCAAAGTCAATATCTTCACTGCTTGCTGTGATTGCGCCGTTTGAATTTAATACTAATGCCATTTTTTTATCCTATTAATATAACAGAAAATGAATCTGCACTGTCTACTTTAACATTAGAACCTGCCCATACTTCAATATAATCATTTACATTCATGCTTCCAATAAAACTCATGCATGTGTGTGCTGAGCCGATGTCGTTATCAAATTCTAACGCTGGTCCGTAATGTGTTCCATTTTTTTTAATTCTAGCGTATACTGCGCCGATGTTAATTCCCTTTACTGAAAAATGTATTGAATATTTTCCAGAGACAGGTGCAGTAAATCTGTTATTGCCTGTAGAATAATGACTTCCATTACCCCAATCTTGGACATTATATTGAACTATTGCCCCAGTATTAATGTTACCAATAGTACTAGACGCTCTAAACCCTGGCTGACTAGGTGTTGTAACATGACCGTTTTCATTAATAGTCATTGAAAGATTGTTAGTAGTAGAGCCAGTATAAAATTTAAGTCCCACTGGAGTGTTGTTTGTAGATGCATTCCCTGCCATATAAGCTAGAATACTTCCCACCTGTCGGTAATTGGTTCCATCATGCGGATGAAAATGTATTTGTCCTACATTCTGACCATTTGTCTTTGCGGTAGGACTCGCAATTGTTCCATTTGATGCGTAGAATCTTACATCATTTCCTGAACCGCCTGAACGGTACATAAAAGGACCACTTTCTCCTTGACTTTTTAAAGTTAGTGATGTATTATTTACATTTAAAGCACCACCTGTAAATGTAGTAGCTCCAAGGCTTCCATCTGCAGCAAGCTCAATGTTATTGCCCGAGTTATCAGGATGTTTTATGTTTTCTAATTCTAATGTTGACATTTTATTATCCTAAGTTAGCCGAGAAGGTAAACATGAAAAGACGATTCTCCATGAAGTTCTGAAGTTCCTCCGTTGTGTCCACCCTTTGGTCTTAAAGTATCTCCAGCACTACAGTAAACAATACCAGAACAACTCATTGCCATGTAGTTAGCAAAAGCTTCATTATTACCGTTGATAACATGAATTCTTGTACTGTTATAATCGCCATCATTTTTACTTATAAACAATCTAATGTAGGCAGACATAGTAAAAGAAGCTGTTTCCCACCTTGCATTAGCTGAAGTGAAGTAATATCCAGCTACAGGTGCAGTAAATATGTTTGTTGAGGTATTGTAATGATTTCCATTGTTAAATAATGTTCTTCCAAATGGAAGAAGTGTTTGATCTCCAGTAGCAATAGTGTTGTTCCCGTTGACGCTAGGATATGCAGATACCGCTGGCTGCTCAGGTGTTGTGACATAGCCAGATGAATTAATATGTAATGCTGCTGTATTACTGCCAGCACCTTGTTCTATTTCTAATCCAGTAGAGTTTGTGGTATCATCTCTTATTATAAAAGTTCCATTAGCAGATCCCCATCCTGAGGTACCACCAGCTGCACCTATATTCCAATCTGATTGGACTGATGAATAATTATTTCTAATCTTAATACCGTTATAATATAATCCTGCTCCATCAACTCTAACAATAGCTTGTCCTGTTGAGCGAACATCTAAATTATTAGAAGGAGAATGAGTACCTCCAATAGCAACAGATTCAGCAAATTTATTTATTTCACTAAAAGTATTAGCAACATTCTTCTGTGGTACCTGATCAAGGTCTAGTGTAGAACTACTAGCAGCATTCGGGGCTTCCAAGTCTACATAACCTGAGCTATCACCATTGATTCTTAACTTAGCCATTTATACAATCACCCATCTTGATCCGCTAGGAATAGTTACTGTTACGCTGGTATCCAATGTAACTGGTCCAGCACTCATTGCAGATTTATTTGTTGTTATAGTATAGTTGCTTGATACAATTTGAGCATTTTCATAAAACACATCTTGCTGAGCACCAACAATCAAGTTACCTGAACCTAAAATAGAAGCACCGTTCACACTTTTAATATGTGTACCAGATACCAATGTATCTTGTTTATTTGTTACTGCATTAACTTCTGATTGAACCGCAGTATGCAATTTAGCAAGTGTAATTTCGCCATCAGGAATATCAGCAATAGTGATACCACCAGTTGCGATACTTCCAGCATCTACCGATCCATCAGCTAAAACCGCATTTGATATTTTCTGAATTGCCACTTTAGGCTCCTATTAAGTTACGGCTTTGTAGGCCAAGTTATGTTATCTGGAAAACCAGCTTGTTCTGGTATATTAAGCAAGTCAGTGCGATACTGTGTCCATTCCGCTTGTTTATCTTCTGTTAGTTCAGCCCACCGAAGAGGGTTAGTTACTAGAGGATCTACTTCTTGCAGTAGCTTTTCATTTCTTTGCTCTCTTATTATAATAGGTAACATATCAATCGGTGCTTGGTTATATGCTTCAATCTCTTGCGAAGTCATATCAACACTAACATTATTTACTATTTTTTTCATGTTATGCGTCCTTTAATCCATAGAGTGCAAATTTACCTGCAGCAAAAGTTGTGGTACTAGGTTTAATCAACATATATGTCATATTATTACTAGTGTTAGGCGCAATACCACGTATTCTAGGCGCGCCAGAAGCACTTGTTCCTGTAACAAAATAACCATTAAGATCAACTGGGCTATTAGTACGCCCACCAATCATTCCACTAAAGCCAAACTTTGTAGAGGTTGTTGGGGTACTCCCTGCTCTCATAACAACTTGATATGTCCAAGAGCTACTTGTTGTTATACTACTACCGCTTTCTGCTCCTCTTTGATAATAGAGGCTCATTCTGTTTGTCCAAGGTTCACTGCTATTGTATGCGCCTTGATAGAAAGTAAAATATAAACAATATTCATTTACAGGTGCGGCAGTAAAAGCACAGTCATGCGCAATAATATGATAACTACCATAGTCTGAACTACTTAAATCAAATTCAACTTGTGCTGTAGCACTTGTAACTGTTTGTGTACTAATATGCACGTAGTCAGATGAACCACCACCACTTGATACTGTTTGGAATTCAATACCATTTGCACTTGCATTTACAGCAAGAACCTGGTTAGCTGTACCTCCTGTAGGAGATAACATAGTAGATGTTATAGAATTGGCAGCATTAAAAGCTCCTGCGATACCCATATGAACAACTCGAACATTTGTAGTATTAGGAAGTGCAGGTGAAATTGTAAGAGTTGTTCCTGATATTGAATAAGCTGATGTCGGCTGAACAATGCCATCAATAGTTAATAGTATTTGATTTGTTCCGGTAACTGCTCGTGTTAGTGTGTAAGTTGTCTGTGATCCATTTGCAACATATTCATCTTCTAAATAATCTTTTAGATTTGCAACTAATTTTGATGCGTCAACCGATCCATCTGAAGGAGTAGCTGTGCCACCAACACCACCAAGCAAAACAATATGACAAGTGTCACCAGATGCTGGAGCAGATGCGAATACAATACTACCACCGCCGATACCTAAAGTATATGCAATGCCAGGTTCCTGAATAATACCATTCAGTGAGACAATAAGTTGAGTTGCGTCTCCAACTGATTGGTTAACTGTACTATAATCCAAATCGAACTGAGTTAATGATCCGTTGAAAGACGAAGCAATAGAGTCTAATTTCTTAAACTCACCAGCAGATGGCTGATTTCCTATGTAGTTACTCATTGAGTTCCCTATCCCTCAAGTTCTTTTAGTTATTTATAACAGTTATATTCGATGTTATCCGATTAGGTGTCCTGAGAAAAATGTATGACCTAAATAGCAGCGCACAGTTTGGCCATTTCGAGCACCTAGTTGAATATAATCCCCAGCGCTAAGGTATATACAAATCGAACCCGAACTAAGCTCAGAATTCGCGCCCTCATTGGTAAAACCAGTAAGAACAGTATCGACGGGTGCGTAGTCAGCGCCATTTTTCTTTAGGACTGCCTGCCCCGTAGTCTCCATGTAGAAAATAGTGTTAACCTGGTAGACTCCATCAACTGGCGCAGTAAACTTGGCAGATGCTGCGTTGTAGTGGTTGCCTATATTCGTCACAACCGTTCCAAGAGGTAATATAGCAGCGGTGGGCGTTGTGTGCCAGCCACTTCCTCCCGCAAGCCACGCTGGCTGACGTGGCTTTGTGACAATACCATTACCACTAATACGCATTTTTTCTGTTGCAGTATTAATACTACTAGTGTTATCATCGTGAGTATAGAAGGATAAATGTGTCCCCCAATGAGCTGAGTTATTAGTTCGGGCGCCTATAATGCTTGAAAAATGTGTTCCGCTGCTTGTTGCTAGATGAAGTCCTGACATGTTATTGTCATTATTTGAATTCGTTATCCAAACACCAGGTGTATTAGTACCTTTGGTTAAAGTAGTACTGTGTGCCTGAGTTGATGCTGTTTCAACATGCAATCTATCGAGTGCTGATTGAGTTCCAATAGAAACATTACCGCCAATAGGCTGTAAAGCTAAGTTTCTGGCTGCAGAGATTGCCGGATTGGAAGTCCTACCTTGTATATAAAGAGGATAAGGAGAAGCATTACCAAGTCCAAAAGCAAATTCAAAATCTTCATTAGTAAAAATTTGTCCTGCTGCAGCACCTCCAGTTGTGGATATAGCAGTTGTGCTTGGTTGATCTACTGACAGCTTAGCAGTAGGACTATTTGTACCAATACCAACATTACCAGCATTGATATAAGAATCGTCTGAACTATGGCCGCTAAAAAATACAGCAGTATTGTTACTCTGATCTAATAACTTATACGTACCAGCACCGACATTTTCCAATCCAAAAATGTGTTTTGCTGTTCCGTTGCTATTGCTAAAACCTATAATATCCGTATTAGTTGTCGCTGTTCCTTTTACTTCTAAACGATAATTTGGATTATCTGTACCAATACCAACATTACCTGACGAGTGGACACGCATACGTTCTGTGCCGCCAGTAGAAAACGCCATAGGCTGTGAATTACCTGCACTGTTAACATAACCAGAGTTAATAAAGGTATATCCGCCAGATTCATTAATGCCCAATTGAATAGCACGACCACCATCCGTATTGTGGACAGTCAAGCCGTTAGTCATATTACCTGAAGTAGCTGGCGCGCCCGCAGCAACATTTACGCTGAGCTTGCCAAAGTTTGAACTAGTACCAATACCAACATTGCCTGACGTGTCAAGTACCATCTTAATAGTGCCACCAGCATTTTTTAATTCAAAGTCTGTTGCACGAAGTATCATCTTACCCCATGAGGAGCCTGGATTATCGTAAGCGCCTATCTGTCCAACAACATCTAAATTACCACCCATTTGGATATGGCTACTATTAACTATTGTCTGACTTAAAGATGGAAGCGTAACAGTTTTAGAACTAAGATCCATAGTAGTATGCAACTTAGCGTGTGTAATACTAGCATCATCTATTGCTGCTGTAGTAATCACATCTGCAGGAAGTGCACCTGCTTGGATTTTAGTAATAGCCATTAGTTATATTTCCTATTCTGGTGCTTCTTCAGCTGCAGCTGCATTACGTGCTTCTGCTGTTTGTACAACATTTAGTTCAAATGCTTGTGCTACCTGAGCTTCTTTACCTACAGCCATAGCGATTTCATTATCGTTACAGTGAGTCATAAGCATACCGCAAATCTCATCGATTGCGATACGTGCTCGGTTTGTTACTGCGTTATCAGCCCAGTCTTGTGGACTAAGGG